TAAATTGTATTCTCCTATATTTCCTAAGGTCTTTACCTTAGAAACAACCTCAAGGCTCTACGAGGATGATTCCAGCATTGCAGGAATTGACTTCTTGGAAGAGGTTGGTGAGGCGGCAGCGTCTCCTGAGGACGAGTTCTTAATTGGGTATATGTGGAGATACCAGCAGAAGGTATTTAAGAGAAAAATATCAGTTTCCAAACTACTTCGACAGACTGACCTTTATAACAAGGTTAAGGAAAATTCTAAGGAACTTTCTAAGAAGGCTGTTCAGAGTAGAGATGTTCAAGCATTCTCTATTTTCAGGCAAGCATTTGGAGCTACTCCAGTTTATGGTGATGGTAAGAATCTTATTTCAGTCGCACACCCAAGAAAAGATGGTGGGGCTGCACAGAGAAATACCTTCATTGATGGTGTTCAGAGAGCACTTTCTTATGACAACCTCAAATTACTTGAGGATGTACTAATTGAGGTTTACTCCAACAAGGGTATTCCTATTGATGTAGGTCTTAACTCTCAGTTGATGTTAATGGTAACCCCATACAACAGAGAGGCAGCACTACAGATTGCCGAGGCAGATGGAACTCCAGGCACAGCAGATAACTCAGTTAACTACTGGAAAGGGAGAAACGTTGACGTCTTGGTCAATCCTTACATTTCTTGGAGATTTGCTTATAAGATGGGTGAAACCACTTCTACAGACCGTGAGGCTTGGGATAAGAGATACTTCTTACTCGACCCTTACTATGCTAAGAAGGTATTGAAGTTCAAACAACTTCAGGACTTCGAAGTAAACGCATGGGAAGACGATGACACTGATGTATGGTTTGCAAAAGTCAGAGATGTCTTTGCAGTCGGAATCAGTGGTTGGTATGGCATCGCAGGTTCATTGGGCGATGGGACAACCTACTCAGCATAACCAAGGCTTGTGACACCCTGGTGGGAGGTGTAAATCCCACCCCTTTAAGTTAAGTTGACCGAGTAGGTGAACCTCGGCTAAAAGAGATTAACTTTATTTTTTAATTCTAATGAGTACAAGAATAGGTGGAAAAATCTATACGACTCACACTGGGGTAAATGCCAGTGACGGCTTTTCTATAAACGGCAAACAGATAATTGATAGTGAGGGCAACCTTATTGTTAAGAGTATTTCTGTTGGTTTAGGTGGAACTGCTATTGAGATAGTAAACTCAGCAGGGGCTATTTCTGTAGCCAAGGGAGCCACAGGTCCTAAAGGAGCTACAGGTCCTAAGGGAGCCACAGGTCCTAAAGGAGCTACAGGTCCTAAGGGGGCTACTGGTCCTACAGGTCCTACAGGTCTAACAGGAAGTTAGTATAGACTTTTGACACAACCCTACAGGCACTGACCTCTGGGTTGTGCTGAGAAGTTTATTACAGGACATTGATGTCATGACAAGGTTATGTTAGTATAAGGTAATAATATATTACCAATACAGTATGGCAGACAAAAAATCCCCAACTATATGTGCTGCACTAATAGTCAAGAACGAGGAGGCAATGCTTGCTCGTTGTCTAGACTCTCTTAAGGGTGTAGACGAGATAGTAATAGCCGATACAGGCTCAAAAGATTCCACAGTAGAAATAGCGAGGAAATACACGGACAAGGTGTATACGGAGTATGAGTGGGAAGACTCCTTTGCAAAGGCTAGAAACTTTGTTAAGGGTAAAGTCCCTAAGGAGTATGACTGGATACTTAGCATAGATGCTGATGAGGTACTTAATGAGTCAGTAGAAGAGGTGAGAAAGGTTTTAGCAGGGGTAGGAGAGGAATATAGTAGGGTTTTAATAACGCTAATAGGAGAGAACTCTAATGACACTCATTACTTCCCAAGAATATTTAGGAATGATGAGGGGGTGCATTGGGGAGGGGACGCACATAATTATGTAGAAGACAGCAAGGGGAGAAAGCAGTTTAATGCTAAGGATATGATTTCCACAACTTATGGTTATTCTCCTGCACACCAATTAGACCCAGAGAGGACACTTAGGATTCTTAAGAAAGCGGTAAAGGAAGACCCTGAACTGGCAAGGGAAAGGTACTATTTAGCAAGGGAGTATTATTACAAAGGGGACTGGAAGAGGGCAATCAAGGAATACGACGAGTATATTAAAAGGAGTGGTTACCTAGCTGAGAGGAATGATGCTTATCTTATGAGGGCAAGGTGTCTTGCAGAATTGGGTAAGTATAACGAAGCCTGTGACAGTGCGTGGGAGGCGATTAAATACAACACACACTTCAAGGAAGCCATTGAGTTTATTGCAGACCATATGGACGAGGGGAATGCTAAAAGGTGGAGGGAGTTCGCCCAAGGTGCGACCAATCAAGGAGTATTGTTTGTAAGAGAGAAACAAGTGGAACAGGATTTTATAGTAGGACAAGACAATAGGTTGAGACCAGTAGGGGAAGACAGTATGCTCCCTATGGATTTGAATAAGGATGGATTGTTTTACTTTGAAAACTTACTGCAAAGAAAGGATAAAATAGATGTACTGGAATGGGGTACAGGCAAGGGAACAAAGTATTTCACAGAACTTTTGGACAATGCAGGGGTTGATTACACTTGGACTGGAATGGAGCATGACGAGAGGTGGTATGAGCAAGTCAAGCAGTGGTGTGGGAAAAACAAGAGGGTGAAGTTAGTCCTTGCTGATAAGGATAGTGAGGAATACCTAAAACCCAAGGGGAAGTTTGATTTGATTTATGTGGATGGGAGAAACAGAGTTAAGTGTTTGCAACACGCAAAGACAATACTTAAGCCAGATGGGGTGGTGTTGCTCCACGATGCACAAAGGACAAGGTATTCAGAGGGGTTCAGGGGGTATGACTGGAGGTATATTGGTACAGAAGACCCACTGCTTTGGCACGGGCAACTTACTCCAATGAATACAATGCCAGAGATTATTCACCAAATATGGATAGGGGAAAAAGAAAGACCTGAGAAGTGGATGAGAACTTGGAGAGAAATGAACCCTGAGTTTGAGTACAAGCTATGGACTGAAAAGGAAATAGATGACTTGAACCTGGACAATAGGCAATTGTACGATATGTATTACGAGGAGAAAGACTATGCAGGGTGTAGCGATATTGCAAGGGCACAGATATTAAGAGATTATGGTGGAGTGTATATTGACGCCGATATGAAATGCACGCAGACAATCAAGAATGCACCATTTATGTCATGGGATTTTATGACTATACGAGCAGAGGATGGAGATTTAAGACTGAACAATTCTCCCCTGGGCTGTATTAAGGGGCACGAGTATTTGGTGGAGCTTGTTAACAGGCAGGGGAAAGTAGAGGAGTTTTACCCTAGTTATGAGAAAGTGGGTCCAGGGTTATTGACCGAGGTCGTTGATGAGAATGACCATAGAATACTTCCTGCTTATTCATTCGCCCCAGTATTCCCCAAGGGGTATGTGAATCAAGAAATAGGAATAAATTATGCAGAACATTACTGGTCTACTACACAGGAATTAAGACCAGACTTCAAGGGGACAAAGGACTATGGAGAGGGTGTTGACAAGTAGGGGCCTAGACCTTAGACTATAAGGTATAAGATATAACATATTATATTATGAGAAAAATAATCAAACTAATGAGTGCTGTTACCTCAACAACCTCTTCAGGCTCGGTAAATATACTGGGTGCTAAAAGGGTTGTCTTGTTGGCTGACAGGTCCACCCATGCCTCTGGAAGCGCAACCATTACTGCAAAGGTAGGTGTGGGGGCAACTCTTGTAGATTACAAGAAGTGGATAAGTAATGCTACTAACTCCAATGCTGAGGGGTTGACTAGGGTTGCTAACTTAGTCCTTAGTTCTAAGACAGGGGACTTTATAACAATGAGCCCTGAAGATTCTTTTGAGTTTATAAAGGTAACTGATACAGAGTTAGGGAGTGGGGCTACAAGTGTGTGGTTGATAGTGGATTACGAGGACGACATTAAATAGAGCGAAATTAAAATATGACAGAGTGGTTAAAGGTAAAAAACAATGCCAAGTCTGTATTGGATGCAAACTTAACCGACTCGGCAACAACTTGTAAGGTAAAGCATCCTGCAAACTTTCTTAATGAGGGGACTTTCCCTTGTACGATTTGGGAAGAGGGGTATAATTCCCCAGCCCAAGCACCAGCATTTGAGATTGTTTATGTGACTGCAGTCAGTGGGAGTAACTTCACAATAGAAAGAGCAAAGGAGGGGACTGTTGCATTGGATTTCGCTAAGGGTGCGCATATTGCAAACCTATGGACACAGGAAAGTGTCAATCAATTACACGATTATATAGAAGAACACGCAATTCAAGGAGAAAAAGGTACGACTGGTGCCACTGGTGCCGACAGTAATGTACCAGGTCCTACAGGACCTAAGGGTGCAACTGGAGATAGGGGTTCAACTGGTCCTACAGGTGCTGATAGTACAGTGCCTGGGCCAAAGGGTTCTACTGGTCCTACAGGTCCAAGGGGTTCCACAGGAGAGAAAGGTGAAAAAGGTAAAACTGGTGATAAGGGTGCCACGGGTACGCAGGGTGTTAAGGGTCCAACTGGTAGCAAAGGCTCTACAGGTGCGAAAGGCCCTACTGGTGCTAAAGGTTCTACTGGCCCTAAAGGTACTACTGGTGCCAAAGGG